CCAGAGTTGTGAGTTTTAATGTATTGTTCAGTAATCAAGAATGTGTGATCCGGAGAGTCAACAGTTATGCACCTAACTGGCACGCTATTGATAGGCTCTATAGCTTTAATATATCTCCACTTCTCTTCACTACGCCATTTCTTAACTCTAATTACTTTTCTAGGTAGAGATGCTACTGGCAAAGATGTGGTGAATGTGATTCTGTACGAATCTGAAGCTATATACCCTAAGCCTCTACCAGCTCCTGACACTTCTTGGCCGCCTTTGCGAAACTTAACCCCGCCATGTTTTATCCCTAAGCTAGCTACTAGCCTAGCAACATCACTTATAAGTCGGCTATTAGTATTGTCAAACTCTACCTGCCCCCTAAGAGATACCGTTCCGTCTGTGTCAATTAGACCTTGAAGTAGTGCCATTCTTTGATCCAAGCTTGAATTAAAATAGACTTCTGGAATATGTTTATTTTTTAGTAACCCCGCATCTTTAAGACTCTTGTTAAGACCTTTAGTCACTCCAAAAGTGTACATAGTTTTATTGTCAGTTGTGACATAACCCTCAGCTTCAATACGGGATCTAACATGAGATTGATCATCTGTATGAGATGTAATAGTTGCATTTTTAGAGGCACCATCTCCTAGCCAGACTCCTAAAGTGTATGGAGCTATTGGTAGATCGGCTTTGCTTCCAACTACAGCAGAAATTCTAATTGCATGGTTAGAGACCGGATACCCTAGTTCTACTTTTAAAGACTCGTACATATCTTGAGTAGTCCTCACTGATTCATAGAGTCTAGGCATACGTGATTCATAGTTACGCTCCACATGGCTAGATGTAGTCCATTTGTGGTTAGCATCGGCTACTACTTTGACACCGGATATGTTGATTAAATAGCAAGGGCGATCTTGTAAAATTGGAAAAACTGCTGTAACTTTACAAGGGCTGCCATCTCCACCAAGAACCGTATCTCCTACGCAAACATCTGCCATACTAACAAAGCCAGTGGGGGTAGCAATTAAAGTTCCTAATGCTAAAGCTTCACCTTCGACAATAACATCTCGAACATCGGCTGCCGTTCTTGCGACCAGAGCAAAGCGTCTCTGCCCTGTAGTTGTGTACTTAGCTTCTTCACGAACCCACTCAGCAGCAGTCCTGGTCTTACCAGCACCACGACCGGCTATATAAGCCCAGATGTTCCAATCACCTTCAGGTGCTTGCTGCTCTGGTCTACCCCAGACTGACCAGTCCCACATGAGTGAGTCTGCATCCATACCGGATAGCACTTTAGCCTGTTCTTCAGGTGGGAGCATCGCGATCTGCTCCATGATACTTTTAGCCATTTAGTCTCCTACATCCATGATAGTAGAAACGGCCCCGCATTAGCAGGACCGCTCCTAAGGTGTGCAGCTTAAGCAAGAACTACGTTTACGTTTGGATCGCCATCAAACAATGCAGTAAAAGTATCTGCATTCATAAGGCCATCGCCTACAATGCCATTATTAGCCTGGAATACAGCTACCGCTTGCTTGGTTAGATCTCCATAGTAACCGGCTTTAACTAAGCCATCCTGCAACAGCTCTAGCTCGATCAATCTACGCTGAACGTGGTACACAGTTAAAGATCTACGGTTAGCATCATTCTTGTATACACAAGAAGATAGGATCACGTCATCCACTGTGCCTGTTCCAACTACAGCTGGGCCAGCTGGTGTAGGTAGGTAGTTCTCAATGTCTTCTCTAGTTACCGCAACTGGTGCAGCATACTTGAGATCTTCAACTGAATCTACAGTAGGTTCTACTACCGCTTCTTCAACTACGGGTTCAGTAGTAGTTTCAACTACAGGTTCTTCGACAACAGCTTCGACTGTAGGCTCTACCGCATCTTCAACTACTACTTCTTCGACAGCAGCTGGCTCTTCAACCACTGCTACGACTTCTTCAATGACGACTTCTTCAGCCGCATCTGTTTTCTTCTCTGCCATAAGGCCTCCTTTGTAAGATTAGATCTTTATTATACCCGCTGAGCAAGCAGGGCCATAGAGATAGAAGTTAGTCCAAATATAATTGGAAGTACTGGAGATCCAATACTTGCCACCGCAAGCACAATAGCGACTACCGCAAGCACTACAGATGCAACTGAAGGCCAAACGATATCTCTAAGTTTAATAAACCAGCCCGGCATTACTTGACCGCCTTCTTCTTCTTAGGTGTTGAAACTATTGGACCGTATGAGTCCTCTAGCTTAGGTGCAACTACGCCAAGCAAAGGCTGAACCTTCTTGCCTTTCGGCTTCTTACTACCGCAAGCACAATTGCCACCGCAAGCACACTTGGATGCCTCGATGGTAATGGTTACGGTCTTGATCTTCTTAGCTCGTTTGCGATTTGCATAGCTGTATAGTACTGCAGATACAAAGCCTACGGCTAGTGCTAGTAGTACTAGGGTAATAAATGTTTCCATGTCACTCCTCGATATCAGAAATAAAGCCGGCATTGTCTACCGTCCTATTGACAACAAGACTAATAGCGGCTAGCAACAGTAGGGTGATTGAACCCACCACGGCTGTGGCAATAGTTGCTGCAATAGCTAATGCATATATTGGATCCATCGATCATCCTTCCGTATGTACTAATTCTACATTGTGTTCAAAAAAGTGAGAAGGCCCCCAGTATTAACCGGAGGCCTTCCCTAGAACCTAAGCAGCTTATAGCCGTTCCACCTTAGTTCTTCTGCTGCTTGATAACACGAACATAACGGATCTGACTATGTTTATAGTTAGACAACGGTTCAATGATAGTTGTACCGTATGCGTAGTTAGCGTTAACTATTTTATTGTTGCCAATATAGATGGCAGCATGATAGAAGTTGGTGCTACCGTTGTATGCAAACACAACGATATCTCCAACGTTAGGGTTAGATACTCGGCTACCAAGATGACCTTGTTTATTAGCAGAGTGTGGAAGGGTTATACCGAACTGTTTGTATGTCCAGCGAACCATTCCAGAACAGTCCCATCCCCTGGTTGACGAGCCAGAGAAAACATAAGATGTCTTCCCTACGCGTGTCTTCAGGTACTTAACAAGTAGAGACATTCGTGCGTAGTTTCTGATCTCTTTCGAGCTGGAAACTTTCTGCATGAACTTCAACTGCATGGTACTTAACGGTTTTGTCTTTACGACAACCGTAGATGTTTCTGTTGTTTTCGCTACTTGATATTTAGATGCTACAGCTGCAGAAGCTGAGCATCCGGCAACAGTCAAGACTGTTGCTGTTAGTAATGTTGCGAACTTTCTCATTGGCGACCTACCTTTCCTGATTTTTGAGGTGAGTTAGTACTCGGTCGTTATTGGTTGGGTTCTCCCATAACCGTTCGTCTTTAAACGGTATTTTTAGATTGTAGCACTGTTAATAGCTACTCTTGATCGTTTACTTCAGATTCTGAAGCAATCATCACAAGCTTTACAAACTTTATCACATCGGCATCATTAATTTGCTTTTGGTGTAAAAAGTATTCATACTGCAGATCAAGACTTTCTTCTATGGTTAGCTCTTTAGGGTCAAGAGTTCCATTCTTATATTCTTGATAAGCGGCATTAAGTTTCGGGCTCGGTATTTCCATAGCACACTCCAATCTCAATACATTTTACCTTATACCGGATAAAGGTAATCCCCCGGGGCGAACACGCTCCAGGGGAGTAATTTAGATTTATATAATCTACCGAATTAAACCAGGTGCTCCAGGCTAATCTTTCCTGGTAGAGATAATAGACCAGGCCAGGGCGATCAAAGATAGGCTGGCAAAAATCCAGGTACCAACTTGCCACCTGGCGTACATAGCCAGGGTTTCGGCATTGTCATCAAAGAAAACATATTGCTCTAAATAAAGCCTGGATATCTGTGTTGAAAGAATTCCGGCAACAGCTAGTAGTAAAGCAATTGCAGCTCTTGTAATAAATTTTTTCATTTTATACCTTCCGTATAACTAAATAAAGTTGCTTAATAATCTAAGCATATAATAACAAACCTTACCGGCTCTAATCTAAACCTGGTGTGTCTAGCTTGCCCTGGTTAATTATTTAGATCCTGGTTCCTGGTTCCTGGTTCCTGGTTCCTGGTTCCTGGTTCCTGGTTCCTGGTTTTATTGTCCGTATCTAACTTCTGGTTCCTGGTTCCTGGTTCTTGGCTAGCTCGCCCTGGTAGTCCTGGCCAGGATAGAAATAATCCCCCCGGCTCTCACCAGGGGGACATCTCTTAGCTGTCTAGCCAAATACGATTTCACCAAACATCGCAACCTGGACAATAACATCGGTATCAGTAGCGTCATAATCAACGTCTGCCGGGTCGCTAATGATAGCCTGGCAAACTGACTTAGTAGCTGGATTTACGCTTACTTCACCGGTTGCTAGCTTCCTGGTAGCGTCTAGTAAATCCTGGTAAGAAACTGTCTTGCTCACAACACCGGCAGTTTCATCAACGCAGTCCGGTAATAAAGTGATCTGGTAAGTGTGCTTCTCGTTGTCGTGGTGTGCTGTGTCTGCCCAGTAGTCAATAGACATACCGGCGTCATCAGCTATCATTCCAAACAATTCAATTTGTTCCTGGTTCATTTTTTTCTTTCTGCCAGGGGGTTTTTCCTGGCTAATAAAAATCTACCAGTTCCACCCGGGAATAGTCAAATCTTTTCCTGGCGTGTCTAATAATTTATCCTGGCAAGCTTGTCCCTGGATTTTTAGATCCTGGCACCAGGTCGCACCTGGTAAAGATAAATCCCCCGGTATCTCTACCAGGGGACTTATCGGCAACCAGGCTAATCTAGTATTCCGGTATCCTGGTCGCTGTGGTCGCAAGTCCAAGCCCAGTCAGTCCTGGTTATCTTGGTTCTGTCCCAGTGTTCGTTCTCATAACATCTGCCGCAAATCTCGCATTGAGTAAAAGTCTCTCCATTAGAAAGTCTTACTAGGGTTGATGTTGTCTGTAAGTAAAACATTTTTTCTCATTTCCGTTAGTTGATTTTTTCTAACTAATAAAACTTTACCAGTTCCAGCTGGGAATAGTCAAACATTTTTTATTTAGTTGTGGCGTGTTTCTATTTTCTAAATCTTTTACTGATCCAGAAACTTCCGTGAGTTCGGCAGAATACTTTGTGCTTACAAGGAACTAAAACTAATGTTCCGTAATCTTTCGGCTCTGTGATTAGTCCTAATGCGAATAGTTCGGCTTGTTCAGCGTCTCCAGCTTGCTCTCTAAACATAACCCCCCCTAATCTATCTTGGGATAGTAAGGGGTTGGGTCGTAGCAGTTCTCGCAATAGCCCGTCTTATCATTAGCAGTATAGCGTTCAGTATCTATCAGGGGATTAGTAGCCGTAATAGGTTCATCACAACTAGGGCAGACTTCGTTAGTTGCTGGTAGTCCAACAATTTTAGCAACCTTGTTGATGTCCAAAAAGTTTTCCATTTTTCTCATTTCCGTTCGGCAACTTGCCTAACTAATAATAAAACTCTACCAGCACCAGTTTTATTCCGTCAAGTTTCTAACTAATTTATTTTGGCGTGTCTAGATAGAACTAAACCCCTGCCTGAGCTTCGGCAAGGGTTCAGTTTTAGGATCTCTATAAGGCTCGTAAGGCTTCTATAAGGCTGGAATACTCTCCGTATTGACTAATAGTTTCTATGCCCCTATCAGTAACTAACCTAATGGTGAATACCTTAGTGTCCTGCTGGTAGTTCCACTCACTAGTTACAAACTTTAGACCCTGCTTAGTTTCTTTCAGGCTTGACCAAAAAATAGTTGATTTGAAAAATTCCAGCGTTGATTTAGAAAACCAATTTTCATTATCGGCAATAATCTTTTGCCAGACTGGACTTGACTTGGTAACTTGTAATTTCATTTTTCTACTTTCTTTACTTTGATTAGGCAACTACCTAACTACTAAAATCCTAGATCACTTATCGGCATTTAGTCAAGATTATCTAGGCGTGTTCAGCAGTAAAAACCCCCTAGCGTTTCGGCTAAGGGCTTTCTACTCACAGGGCTTACTCGTCTTTGGTCAAGTCTAGAACAGGCTCGGCAGACATATCCTCTGTCCAAACTATCTCA